ATTTCGATTCTAGCTTTGCCATAAATATCTCCACAAAGTATTTCATAAAAGATACGCCATGGAGATCTCAAGGTCAATAAAAATGGGGCGCTAGGCCCCATGGTCACATGCAATTCAGAATTGAGCGATACTGAAGTCCGATTGGAGCAAAGGGGATCTTGTCATCGAATTCCTGATACCCACCTTGCGGCTGTTGCTGCATCTGCTGCTGCGGTCGCTGCATTCCGCCACTTGCCTGAGCATAGCTGTTTTGCTGCTGTGGCTGCTGCTGTTGCGGCTGGTATCCCGGTTCTTCAGGGTCTTGCCAATAATCGTTAGGGTTGCCCAACGAGGCATCACGTATCCAGCCAAACATATTCGACGCGATATGCTTTGGCGAGCATAGCCCACCTTCAAGACCAAGCTGCTGCATCTGGAGCAATTGCGAACGATAGACCAGCCGCTGATCCTTGCGGCCCGAACCCAACCCAACGCGCACCGATACATCCATGTCAGGCGCCCATTCTTTCGGATCGGCGGAACGGTATGAACCTTCAACCCGGACCGCGATGGGGTCGCCGCTGTCAATCATCAGGCGCAGCTTCTTTGCAAACAAACGGGACATCGCCTCGGCAAAATTCCGCGCGATAAATTCTTCAAACTGCTGACCCTGCGCCTGCATCAATGCCGTGCCGGTCGCCGTCTTGTTCAGTGTGTCGGCATCAAGACCTTGGTTAAGCCGCGTGATACCCGTCCGGCTTTCCTGTTCCCCCGCCAGATATTGCAGCATCGCCATGCCGCGCTGAACGTCGAACGGCTCGCTCAACGGAACAGGCTGGCCACCGGCACCGGAACCACGGATAATGCCCCCCGGCCTTACGGTTAACAGGTCATCAACCGTATTTTCCGTCTCGCACTCCTTGGGCAGCCACATGCGCGGGTTGTTTGTCAAATAGATCCCGTCAAGCGTCTGGCGCAGAATCACCGAGCGAATGCGCTGAATATCCATAACCTTATCCGCGAGGCTGTTGCCAACCATACGGTGAGCACGGGGGAAAGGTGTGAAAACTACAAACGGGTTGTTCTCAACCCGCTCAATGCTCAAAATTGTGTTATCGACCCTGAATATCTGGACCAGTTCGGCAACGCCATCGCCGTTCATGTCGAGATTGACATATTCCTCCAGAAGCCAGACCGTTTCCATACCGGGAAGGTTGCTCGATGATATTTCGCCTTCGTCCGCCCATCTCACTGTGCTGCGCGAATCATAATCATAGCGCGCATTTTCAGCCGCCAAGCCCTCGACCTGGTCGCGGTCAAAGCCCATCTCAACAAGCTCTGACTTGGTCTTCATGACGCGGTGCGCCTTGTATCCCAAATCATCAACATCGCGCAGACGGGCCGAAAACAGGAACTCCTCCGAAGGGATAGGAATATCCTCGTAACAGGTTTGCTCGCGCTGGCTTTCAACCTCAACCGTGTAAGCGCCTGTCTCGTCCTGCGTTGCCGCCAACACCTTGACGCCAGGTTCATCCATCAATGAAACAAGCACGTCCTCGGAGACTTCCGCAAGCCGTTCACGGCGCTTCTTCATCTCCTTGCGGGCCATCGTCTTAACAACGCCGATCTTCTCGATCAGTCCTGACTGCAGCCAGTCAGAAAGAACCTTGTAGCCATCCTGCCCGCGCATGAACTGATAGTTCACAGCCTCGGTCGCTTCTTCCGCCGCTTCTTCCTCGCCCTCTTCCTTGGCCTCAAACTCAACCACACGGTCGCCAGAAACAACGGTGCGCAAGATGCTGATAGTCATGTAATCAACAGCCTCGGCAACGTCCGGGCTGACAACCTGTGAGCGCCCTTCCTCCTCGTCGCCAAACGGCATTGCGTCGTAATACTCAAGCGCAAGCCGCTGTTCCTCCGCAAGCTCGCTCGACCGATAGCTTACCGCAAGACGCTCCTGGTCCTGCAAAAGAGCAACCAGTTCAATTTCGCCAATGGCGTTTGGCTTTTCAAGGGCGTCATCATCCATCAAACAATACCCCTCGAATTATACCGGATCGGCGCGGCTTTGCGCGGCGCTTCATAAGCAACCGCCATCAGCCCAAAGGCGTCCGCACCATGCGACGCTTCGTCATGCTTGGGGCCTAACCCTATGCCTGCCTTTTCGTCGCGCTTCTCATGATAGGACGCGAGCCGGTGAATGCCGTCCGCCGTTGTTTCCTCATTAAACCATATTGCGGGGAATAGACGCCTTGCCGCCTCGATGCGCTTCATGTCCGCGCCCTTGCCCGCGTTCGGAATAGTCTCAACCGGAAAGCCAGCCGCCCTTACATGATCTTCGAACCGCGTTCCCGAAAATTTATCCCTGTGCGAACCATCATGCGGCAAGACACATAACGCAGAACCGTAACCGTTATCCCGCAACCAGTTCAAATGATAGGCGAGAGGCTGTCCCTCCGCCTCGTGATAATCCAGAACCCTAATCTCTCGGCCTGTGAATTGAGCCACCCATATCGCACAAGCATCCGCGATGCCAATATCCCAGAACGCCCGATACTGCATTAACGGATCAGCCGGGACTACACCTATCCGCTTATCAATGCGCGCCTGCTCCAAGCATTCGGCATAGTAAGCGCCCTCGACAGCCGCGTCGAAGTCGCATTCCAGTTCGCGGCGATACTCGTTGGCGGACATGTCATTGCGCATTGCTACAAGCTCTGATTGGTCTATCAGACCCGTCTCACTGGCCCGCAACTTCATGGCAAACCAATCTTCCGCGCCCACCGCGTTTTCGTAAACTTCGAAAAATGCGTTACGGCCTTTGGGAGTGCCAATGAATAGCGCCCATCCCTGCCTGTCAGCCAAGGCGGGCCGGATCACCTCCCTCCATGCTTGCGGCGGCTGGTCCGCGTATTCGTCCAACACAACGCCATCCAGATAGATGCCCCGGAGACGATCATAATTATCAGCTCCATACAGCCTTATTCTTGCCCCATTTGGCAAATCAACCCTCAACTCGCTTTCATTAATTTCCGCGCCTGGAATCCCCGCCGTGTATTTCTTCACGTAATTCCAGACAACATCCTTCGCCTGGTTGTAATACGGGCCGACATAAGCAAAGCGGCCTTGGGGCTTTGTGCACCGCAGCGCCGCGTCGATCAGATCCATAATGCTGGCAACAGTCTTGCCCGCCCGTCTATGGGCTACAATACAGCCGAAGCGCTCTTTCCTAAGGTGAAGCGGCACAAACGCCGGCCTTGGGCTATACCCAAGGTTAATTGGATGTGTCGCCACGCGGCACACCTGTAATAACCGTCATCACCACGTCGCCGCTATGGTCGGCCTGCAATGGAATGACCCTCCCTACAAGCGTTAAAAACGCCTTTGGATTCTCAACCGCCTGCTCTTCAAGATATGCCTGCCCGCCAACACCATTAAGCGCGGCAATCACCATTTCCTTGACACCACGACTAATCTTGTCGCCGCTACCCTTAGGGCGTCCTGGACCGGGCTTGCCGGTGCCTATTTTCTTCTCTTCCATATTGCCTCTCTCCCCCGTTGCTCAAAGGCTGGACGGGCTTCAGATGCTCTAAGACCAATTCCCTTGTGCGGGCGCGTTGTTTGCCCATGTCCCGGTCGCCGGTGTTGAGTTTGCCCATGTCCCTGCGGTTGCAAGGCTAGGCGTCCATGTCCCACTGTCGGGGCTTACTTCGCCCCATATCCCCAAATAGGGGTCAATTGTTGACCAGATATACGGATTGGCTGTTAATGTTGACGTTGACGCAAGTGTGTCATTGTTCTCTGTGCCACCAAGTGCCGCCGCGATGCCGAGTGATGCTGTTGACGTTAACGTGTCTGCATCTTCTGTTAACGAAGCGGCGGCGAGTATTCCAATGGTTGCCGCCGAAACAAGGCTGTCAGCCCCTTCCGTGATTGAAGCCGACGCCGCAAGAGCAATCGTGGCGCTTGACGAAACACTGTCACTTGCTTCCGTAATCGAAGCTGCGTCATTGAACGCGATATTGATTGCCGCGCTTAGGCTTTCATTGCCCTCGGTA